TTTTTGCCTGTCCAACGGAACCAAAACTACTGAACTAATAATACTACCTAAATTGCTGTGTAGATAGGCCGCAAGTTCACTGAAGTAGAATGTATCTCCAAAGTTCCATTTATCGATACTGAAGTATGTGTTCATGGCAGCAATCACACTGCTTTTGATTTCGCTTGTGCTGGCAGTTGAGCCGCTGGCTCTAATGACCTTGACAGTGCCACGCAGATTGGCATCTGCTTTGGCTCCGAACAGGGGTTTGAATACTACTGAATTCAAAATAATATTATCGCTCAACATTTTATAATTTTGCAGACCTTGGTAAGTGGTTGTTAATTCATCAAGGCTAGGCACCTCGGGTTGAGTTACAGTTCCTGTAGTGTCTTGAATCCAATTTTGGTAGGCAGTATAATAGGACAATGTCACAACATACAAATCAATAATGTTAGTAGTGCCCGGATCAATACGTGTGGTCAACGGTGCATTGTGCCGATACTGGAAGTACAAGGCCTGACGACCTGTTTTGGCCAGCCACTCTGTGCTGACATCAATCAAGGTTCTTAGTCCTGTGGCTCCCACGCTCAATTGATAAAAAGCTTCGTCCGTGTAGGCATAAAAAACTTGTCCTGGAGTCCATTCAGTCTTGGCCAACTCAATATCATCTAGAGTGGCATAGTCGCTGACAACTTCGCCTCGAGCCACCAACAAATAACGTTGTAGGTTATCAAAGTCCAGAGTTTTTTGTAGGTATATGTACTTTTGTGTGGGGTCTACAGAAGGGGCAACAATCTCGTTGAAAAAATCAGGATTGTCAGGTACGCCATCATTGTCACTGTCACGATAACTGACCAACACTTGAAAATCGTCTACATAGCCGTCTGATTCAACAGGTTGTCCAGTAATGGTTACAATAACATCTCCGGACAGATGATCCGTAGAGTCGGGTCTGGTGTTTACTGCCAACACGTTGATATAGTCCTTGATTACTGTGCCAGTGCGTGAATCGTAAATTTGCGAGCCGTCATAGAAGAAAAAGCGTGTGCTCAACACTGAGCCAAAGTAATAGGCCAGGCCGCGAAAGGTGATTGTGTAATTTTGATTTTGAATCACAAACTGGATCAACCACGATGCATCTTGATTTGTACCAGTGTTGGATCCTGCGTTGGTCTGACTGAATGTGGTGTCAGTGGCTAGGTTGGTGCTGGTAATCAAGTACCAAGAATATGGCACACCAGTAATATCACCGTTGCTGTCGTAGCCAATGCCAAAATTACGATTGAGCAAAATTTGTTCTGCCATGGACTGTTCCAATGCCAATGGCAGGTCCGACACAAACAATGGAATAATCGTATCGACTACGGCACCAGTTGGAATGAAATTATTCAAGGTAATAGGGCCTGCACCTGAACTGAGATTTCCCAGTCCATTGTTGTATCCTGTGCCTTGTATGCTCAAAGGACTGGCCCAAATTTCCAGTGTTTCGTCTGCACGACTGGGTGTGCCAGGCTTGAGTCTATTGTTGGCGTCAAAGTAGTAGCCAGCAGGCGGTACAAATTTTATCAAACTGCCCACTGCCACATATTTAAAATCAGTAGTGGTGGTGAACCCTACTGGGATTGGGGTACCATTGGGCCAAGTTGCAGATGTCACTGCATTTCTAAAGTATCCTGTGGTCTCATTGGCCAGGGTTGTACTCTGGTTCCATGTTGCATCTGGAACCCAAGTGGTGGCACCATATGTTGGCAAGGTGGACTCAGTGACTCTGGGAAAATTAGCATAGTAAAACTGCTTCATGGTAGTTTCGGCCAAGCCAGGTTGTACCTGATTGGCAATCACGTCTGCTATTTCATTTCGATTGGTGTAGGAAAACAAGATAGTGGGCAATATGTTTTGTTCCCACAATCCACCATCGGCGCCAAAACTGTTGGTGCTAGAATATTTGCCGGTATTGTCCACCAAGTCAAGATAACGGCTTGTACCAATTGATGCACGGTTAAGAGCTTTACTTTTCACAATTGAATTGTATTGTGTGTACGGAAAGAGATTGTAGTCTTCACCGTTGACCATACGATTTTGTGTGTAGTATTGTGCAGGCGCACGTTGTTTGATTTGATCAATGGTTTCACGTGCTTGACTATTGCTCACCGGTCTTGTGATACCGCAAATGAATGTGATGGTCTCAAGATTGCCGTTGCGACTAATATAGCTGATGGGAATAGTCACACTCTGCATTTCTTCAGGATTGATAATATATTGCAATCCGTTTGAGGCACGCACATAAGCACGGAATGTACCCACTGGGATTTCAGAAAACACACCGTCGCCAAACACCATGGTGATTTGATCATTGGTGCGTGATGTCACTGTGTAGATGGGTCGCAGGCTGGTACCAACTTGTTCAGCTGCTGCCGCATAAATGTTTTCTGTATATTCCCATTCGCGATTGATGTTGCCCACATTGTCCAGTTGATACAACCAACGGTCTTCGTTGTTAACACCTTCAATGTTGATGTTTACTGTGCGATTGCTGACTTTTTCAGCCAGGTTAAAATCTTGATTCTGAAGTACACCTTGTTTGAACATAAAAAAGTAACCAGTGTTGGCCGACTGAAAGCCCAGTTGATCATTGCGGAACAACACATTGAATGGTTGGTTGGCTTGTGGGCTTGGCTCGTACAAATAATCTGCGCCTACTGATGTAGACGTCATGGCCTCAAACGGCATGGTTATTCCGTCTACTGTGGCTGTATAAGGTACAATAGGTAAAAATCCAGGTACCAAGTTGATTCCATATTCGTCTGTTCTTACTCCCAAGATAGTCTGACGGTTTCCGGGACGTCCTACTCGTTGAGTGTTGACTAAACTGGCATTGATAATGGTAGTAAACTGTTCTTGCCAATCGGGGTTGGTAGGATCAGCCCAGTTCACGGTGACATTGGATAGGTTAACACCTTGATAGTCAATTACATTTTCTGTTGTGGTTATTGAAAAAACTTTGAGTAAGCCCTGGGCGGCTGTGTTGCGTTTGGCAGTGTAGCTGACCAAGTTGGCCAGGCGTACCACACTGTCACGACGTTCTGCCGTGTCCATGTAGTTTTCACGTGTGTTAAGGTCTGAGCGAAAGGCCAGGGCCTGGCCCATAAATGCCATCACATCCAACAAGGCAATGTATTCCGACGATTCAATAAAGTCGTTGAATGTTTCAGGGTAGTACAAACGCAAATAATCAATAAAGCTCTTGCGCAGAGTTTCAAAATCATAACTCTGGAAGTCGGCTTCGCGATAGGTTTGATAGATCTGTTTCCAGTCTTCAACTCCAAATATTGCGGTTTGTCTTGTGGTGGTTGCCATGTTGTTAGTGCCTCAGTACTTTATTTATGGGCAATAAAAACGGCTCAGTTATACATAGGTGGCATTGCGTTGTTGTAGATCAAAGAAGATACTCAGGCGTTCGGCATCTGTGCTAGGGACCACAGTTAGTTCTATCTGTATCAAAATACCGTTGTTCTGGGGAAAAGTTTGGATGTCGCTGATGTAGATTCTAGGGTCGCCACCGGCCACTCGCTGAACTTCTCGTTCAATAGCAGTTTGTAATTCTTCCAGTTGTGGCTCAAACAAATAATCCCACAGCACAGTGCCGTATCCTGGGCGCCCGGGCAGTTGCCCTTGACGGATATTAAACGCATTCAACAGATCGCGTTTGACCAATTCAAAATCCGTTAGTGTGAATTTTTTAAACTGGTTCTGTGTGTTAAATCCAATGAATCTTTGTGCCATATGATATTTATAGCATTTTTAGGCGCTGTTCCTAGGACTTTCAATTTTTAACTTCAGTTGGGATAATCTTTCCTTGATCTTGGCTGATTCTGAAGTAATATATGTTATAAGTCCATTTATTTTTGTTGGAGATGAGTATGAGGATAGTACTACTTGTCGTGTTGTTGGGCCCAATCGATCATACAGAGAGAATACTTCGGCAGCCAATATAGGACCGCCAGAGTCGTATGTTGACTTGGCCTGTTGGAATTCATTGTTGATAGCTTCCCAGGCCGCAGAAGTAATTGACTGTTGATTTTCCAGTGCAGACAATTTGGAATCTATTGCCTGATATGCCCTTCCAGCAGGATTAATGAATTTATTGATCAACGTTGTTGCTTTGTTCACAAACGATTCGCCGTCAGTTTGGCTGTCAGTCACAACTCTAGGACCATAGTTGGGTGCAGGAACTTTTTCATCCCCAATGACTCTAGTACTTGCGGCATCTAGCGTGGAACGATTTACTGTGTTATCTGCTGGCACCGGTATGGCTTCTTGTTTGAATTCAGTAGGGATCTTGGTTTGAACTAAATTCACAGCAAATGCTCCATCACGTACTGCACTCGAAAATTCTGCTTGTACTGCGCCTGTTGCATCTCCGGGGATAGGTAAGCCTTTTGCAAATGCTTCGGCACTGGGCAGATCTTTGGCCGCATTCAGTGCCATGCCAGCAAGTCCTTGACTGCTTAAATTTTTAACTGGTATGCCAACTGCGGCCAAACCGGCCACGCCCTTGGCCATGAGATCCTGTTGAATTTGACTTTGCTTGGGTACATTGGACAACAGATCTGTTGCACTTTTGATCCCATCTTTGCCGGTCCACACTGCCGGACTTTTAGCAAGGTTACTGAATGTGCTGGCGCTTGCTGCCAACAATGCTTTTGTACCAGGTTTTACATAACCAGCTGTTTCTAATTGTCCAGCGTCAAGTCCAAATGATCCAAGACCTTTGGTATTGCTTATGGTTGAACTGGCTTGATTTACTAGATTCTTGGCCTGAGCCAGCAACCCGTTGACTTCGGGTACACTCATAGGGCCAAGCCCTGCCAAGGCACCTGCAGGATTCAGGCCGCCGGCAATTTTGGTAAAGTCTGCGGTGTTGATGGGACTGGTAACTGCTAATCCGCTGATTGTTTTGTTGATTGTTTGTATAGATGTTACTGCAACTGAACCTTGTGCTCCTGCGGCGCCTACCAATGCTGACCCTAACTGGCTTGATCCTGATATGCCGCCAAAAGAACTTGTTACTGAACTCACTGCCGGGCCCACGGCGGCTGTGAGTCCTGGGGCAATACCGGCCAGAGATCCACCAAGTGCTCCGCCGGCAGCTCCTAGACCACCAGCCACACTGCCTAGTACACTGCTGAACGCACCGGCTCCGCCGTTGATGCCACCTCGAGCAAGTGCAGCATCAACTGATGGTATGCGTCCAGTAGCCAGATCTACTCCAGATGCTGATAAACCAGATGCAAAATTTCCCACGTTAAGACCGCCGGTCACACCTGACTGAGCTTGTGCCACCATGGCTTGTGCTCCGGCCAGGCCGTCTGCAGCTTGTGTTGCTGCGCTTAATGTTTCTCCTGGTTTGAATCCCACTAGTCCACCGGTGCCAGCTTGTTTCTTGAATATTGCAAATGCCTGCTCGCGTGTGAGTCCTGGTGGTCCTTTGATAGCAAACGTTTTTGCAGAGCCGTCGGGGTTTGTGGGTGCTGATCCTGTGGCTGGTGTGTCAGTTGCTGTTGCTACTGTGGTATCTTCAGGAGGGCGTGGGTAACCAAGTTGGGTTAAACTGGGCAATCCTCTACGTGTGCGTTCAGCGTTGGTTCTGTCCCAGACAATGGTGTCATTGCCAGTATAGGTTAAATCTTCATCTTTTGTTTTGGAATACAGGCCAGTTTCACCACTGGCCTGTGCTTTACCAGCACTGGCTTTGAGTTGATCAAGATTAAATGTAAATTCAGCCATGTTATTTTGCCTGTATTTCTATTCCGGCCGGAACTGGCACTGCGCCCGGTGGCGGACTTGGCTTGCCTTCTTCAAACGCAATCTCAACATCCACACCCTTGTTGTGATAAGGATACGGTTCGTGTGTGGCTGCTCGATTCACAATACTTTCAAGACCTTGAGTCTTGACTATCCACCCTTTGCTGGTGTCCCATTCAGTGTCGTCCAAGAGTGTTTTGGTCAAAGGTTGTGGTGTGTTTACTCGGCCTGCAGCAGGTCCGTTGAGATCAATGCCGCCTGCTTGTAATGCCAGTGCAGATCCTGCGCCCCAGGAACCTGATGCGCTGTTTAGTGTAAGTGTACCATCTGCTTTGACCCCTATTGTGCTTTTGCTGTACAAAGTGATATCTTCTTGTGCTTGCATGGCCAAAAACGTTCCTGACTCTATCTGCATGTCTTGTTTGCTTTTCATTTTTAAATAACGGCCGGCAAACATGTTGATGTCGCGGTCAGCATGCAGATTGATATCTCCCTTGGTACGTACATTTACTGAGTTTGTGGCATACACATCCACAGTACCTTCTACTCCAAACTCCAACCAAGTTTGCCCATTGGCATGGATAATGTAAAAGAAGTTGCCTGTATCACTCATGGTAATTTGATGGCCAAGGCTGGTTCTCAACCGTAACATGGCATTGTTTCCATCTAGGTCGCCATCGTCCATGACCAGACTGTGTCCGCCTACTCGGCCAATTACTTTGGCATCACTGGGTTTGATTTCACCTGCATTGAGTTTGGTTCTAATATCATTGGGTGCCATGCCGCCTTGATAAATGGCCGTACCCGGTGTGCTGATTCCAAACACTGCACTGGGCGTTTCTCGCTGACTTGAGCTTTGAATAGTGCCTCGTTCTAGATCTGTGATCAATCCTTGTTGCAACAAGGACTGAGCAAGATATCCTTGCACTGGTTTAGTTTGATCATAAAATCTTGGGTCATTGAACACACCATCATTGTTTATGTTGATTTCTGTCACTGGTAATCTAGCAGCATCAGCAAAATAAGTTTCTTGATTTTGGTTCTGTATGTCTGCCCGTGCCGCAGTAACTGACCCGTTGGCAGGTACCATGTGTCCCAGTCCTTGTTCTGGTACCACACCAATATAGAAACCTTGGCTACGATCACCGTTGACAAATATACAAATTACTGTTACCCCCACATCAGGAGGTGTGAACCACATGCCGTAACTGGTAGGATTGCCTGGATAAGCACCAAGGCCTTCTGTGGCACCTTTGGATTCACTCAGTGGAGTATTGCCATAAAAGGATGGCATATAACTCACCGTGGTCCATTTGGCATCGTCATCCATGCCACCCTCGCCGCCGTCGGCAAATGCTTCTATAAACACACGCAAGCGGCCAGATCGTGTGGGATCTACAGTGCTCATCACAATGCCAGTAAACGGACCAAACTCTGCTGGTACTCCGCCGCGGTCTTGTTTGTAATTACTGGGACGACCTTTACTGCGTGGTGAATTTTCTGCCATTATTGATCGCCTTTATTTACTGGTTGGTTTGCCGGATTAGTGACGCTGTTTGGATCGCCTGCTTGTGCGTTTAATCGAGCAGCCTGAAGTTCAAGTTGTCTTGCTCTTAGACTGCCCGGTGCCACAGGTCTGCCGGGCAATCTAGGCGGAACTTCTCCAACGTCCTGTGCAGTGTTTCCGGCTCCCCCATTGGCGCCTGGACTTACTGAGCGGCCAGTTCCGTCAGTGGGCGGCCGTGATTCACCGGCTGGTAGTATTGTTGCTCCGGCGGTGATACCTTGTCTAGTAATGTTTGGATTACCAAACGCAGCGCCACCTGGGCTTGTGGCAAATGTTGCTTGTTTGTAAGCCCCTTGTGCGCTGAGTGCGGCAGTTTTATCTGCAAACGCACTGCGTCCTGCAATAACTTCATTGGCAGCTGTGGTTTTTCCAGTTGGCAATCTACCATTACTGTTTTGACGTGCAAGTCGTGCTGTTTCTGCCGCAGACTGGTTTTGATTTCTTCCTTCAGCGCCAGCAGCATCTGTAGTACTGGTTGATGCTGCCGCTGAAGGGTTGGCGGTGTTGTTTTTGCCAGGTATTGGAAATCTAAATATTGAACCGTTCAAGGTCTGTTCAAATGCCCCGTTCTTAAATTCACTCACAACCTTGGTGGCTTGATATACTCTACTTTGCAACGGTTGTCGTTTGCCGCCGTCGTTGGCGCTGGTGCGAGCATAGGGATCTGCTAGGCCAGTGCCGAGATTATAATCTTCTGGTCGTTGCCACACCATTTCAAACAGCACATCTTGAGTGTCAAAAGATATGGTTCCGTCAGGTTCAAAACCAGTTCTAGCAGTGTTGGCGCTGATGGTTCCTTCGGTGATAGGTCTAAATGTGCTGCCTTGCTGGACCCATGCAGGGTCTCCAACAATTTTTACTTTGGCTTCTGCCAGGTCTGAAGCATTGTATATCACCTCGGCGGCATTGGCATTGGGTTCAAATGTTGCACCATCGGCACCTTGACTGGATTGATTGCTGCGGGGGCTGTAATTGTATCTCACAATGTCGTACATGCTGGCAGTAGATTTGCTGTTGGCTATGGCATTCAAGCTGTTGTCTGGTGCGCTACCGCTGATGGTGGCCACAAACATTGTGTTCAATGTTTCTTGGTAGTCTCTCACCGCAGTGTTTTT